TAGAAGATTATGATTATATCAATAGATGGTGGAAGAAAAAGGCTATTAAACGATATACAAAATTATTAGAACAAGGTCGTATAAAAGATGAGACATTATTTTACAATGATATGTTTAATATGACTTGGGAAGAGGCTAGAGAAAAATATTTAGGAGAAGTAGGAAGATGATAAATCAAGAACAAATGGATAACAATTGGAATGAGTTAATGTCAATCATTGATAAACATTTTGATGGTAAACAAAAAGAAAATATTTTGAAGTTACATAGTGACTTTGAAACAGAATATAAAACTGCACCAGCATCTGGTAGACCAAACTACCACAATTGTTTTAAAGGTGGTTATCTTGACCATGTTTTACATGTGATTAAAAATTCACTAATGATTAAGAAACAATATGAAATGAATGGTGTTAAAGTAATACATTCAGATTCTGATGTTGTGTTAGCAGCTATGTTTCACGATTTAGGTAAACTTGGCGATGGTACACAACCTTATTACAAATATCAAACTGATGATTGGAGAAGAAAAAAACTAAAAGAGTATTATACTCATAACAAAGATTTAGATTATATGACAGTTCATGATAGAGCTTTATGGTTGTTAGCTAAATATCACGTTGATGTTAATCCACATGTTTACAAAGCTATTTTATGTGCTGATGGTTTATTCGACCCAGCAGCTGAAACTTATTTTAAATCTTATGTAGATACAAGACATGTTCTTGGTTCAATAGTTCACTTCGGTGATTGGTTATCTACGATTTGTGAAAAACAAACTTGGTTACAAGGTGAAGAAGAACATTCAGATGAAGCTGAAACTAAATTCAAAGAAGTTCCAAAAGAACAAATTGATAATATGAAAGCTAAGTTTGACGAGCTTTTTAATTAGGAGATTATTATGTGGATATTTTTAACAATATTATTTTTTATAATTAGTATCTTTACATCTACACTGGTGTATTACTCTTTACGAAGAATAACACAATACGAAGAATTAATTTTAGAAATTCAACAAGTGATTAAATTCTCAACAGAGAAAATGAAGCTTGTTGATTCTAAAGGACATTATGAATCAGATGATGAGACTGGTTTTTTCTTTGAACAATTAAAACAAATACAATTATCTCTTGATGAGATATTTGAAGAGGAGACACAAGATGCCAAAAAAGAAAGCTAAAAGAAAAGTATATTTTGGAAAAGAAGTTCAAGACGCAATTATAGATTATAATTCTTCAACAGACCACGAAGAACGAAATGTTATTTATCAACATAGAATACATAAAGCATTTGACAAGTTAGCTGAGAATATAATTAATACTTTTAAATTTACTTATTTTGATTATGGGTTTGAAGATATTAAACATGAAGTAGTGGCTTTTATGGTAATGAATATGCACAAATATGACCACACCAAAGGTTCAAAAGCATTTAGTTATTTTTCAGTTGTGGCTAAAAATTATTTGATTCTTCACAATAATAACAATTACAAAAAATTAAAATCTCACGATAATATGGACGCATTGGATAGACAAAGTAAATCAACTGGTTTTAAAGAATCTGATTACACAACATTAACAGAAGAAATTGTTGAATACTTTGATAATAATATGAACACTATATTTAAAAAAGATAGAGATTTAAGAATCGGATATGCTATTATTGACTTAATGAAACAAAGAGAAGATATTGAAAACTTTAATAAAAAAGCTATTTACATTTTGATTAGAGAAATGACTGATGTAGAAACCACACATATAACATCAGTTGTCAATACTTTAAAAAAACACTATAAAAAACTATTGGATAAATACTATACCAATGGTTCAATCCTCTTCAATTCATCAAGTTCATTCTTTTAAATAATTAACCCACTTCATTGTGGGTTTTTTATTTCATTCAATTTCTTACAAATTTAATATTTATATATGAATAAGTACATTCAGAGGAGATTGTATGTCAGACGGAAAAGAAATATTTGAGGGGAAAACCTTTCAAGACTTAACAAAAGATATTTACGAAAATACTTCAAAACGTAAAGTTCAAATAGATTTGTTAATATCAGAAATACACGGATTCATTACAACCATAGATGATGTGGTATTGGTTGCACCTATTATAAAAGAATATATGGATACAGCTGTTCGTAATGACGAACACTTGGTAAAACTTGCTGGTGTATTACAAAGAATCATTTCTAAATCACAGGGTGAATCCGATGAATCAATGTTATTAAGTGATGAAGAAAAAGCGGAATTAATGGGAACACTTCAAGATACAGTAGAAGATTTACAAAGAGAAAGTGATAAACTTGAGGCTACAAAAAACAAAACAATTGATTTGGGGACTAACTAATGGGTTCAGTATTTGTAACACAACCTGATAGAACTGTAAAAGGATTTTTAAATAAAGAATATCCTGTTCCTTTTTATTTACAATTTGTAGCTGGTTATTGTGTTGAAGTAGTGCATTCAGAAGAAAGTTTAAGATACAATGGACCAGAATCTATAAATTCAATCATAGCTTTACCACATTATACTGATAAAGTTTATAAGACAAGAGCTAGTGCTGGTGAGGAATATAGATACTATCCTTTGTTAAGAACAATAAATGATGTTCCCTCAAAGGGAGACCCCGTATTGTTGTGTACGATTGGTAAAATAAAATATTATCTTGGACCATTGAATACAAATGCCAATAGTCCAACTTGGAATGATGACCCATCATTTAGACGTGAATTAGTTTTAACAAATAAAAATATTGGCCAAGTTAGTCCAAGAGGTTTAAAAGGTGAGAGTCCTAATTTTAATAAAGAATTATCTTACAGTAGATTAACTAAAAAAAGAGAAATTGGTTTGGATTATGGTAACGCTATTAATGAAACCACTGGTGATACAATAATTGAAGGTAGACATGGTAATAGTTTAAGAATAGGAAGTCGTAGTAACAATCCATATGTATTCATATCAAACAAAAGATTTCCAGATAATAACTTAGAGAGTATCGGTGATGGTAGTTTAATCAGTGTAACATCAAATGGTTCTTTAAGACAACATTTTAAAAATTTATTTGATGAAGATGGTAATCCAATCACATTTCAATTATCATCTGATAGTGTTGAAGGTAACACATATCCAATTGGTGATATTCAATCTGATTTAAATAATGGTGCTGACTCTGATGAAACAATTTACCAATATGGCTCAGTAGACACTGGTGAACTTGATGAAAATGGTGAGAGAATTTTTGAAGGAACTAATGCAAATCAAATTTTATTCCATTCGGATAGAATAACTTTAAATTCTAAACTTGATGATATTTTTGTATCATCAATAAAAGATATACACATTGGTGCTGGAAGGCATATATCAATTGGGTCTGCTGATACTTTGAATCTTTTATCATCAAATGTAAATATTGGTAATAGAGAACGAGCTTTTGAAATGCAACCAATGGTGTTGGGTGATACATTGAAAGAGGTATTGACTAAAATTATAAATTTAATACCAACAATAACAATTCCTACAAGTCTTGGACCTCAAGTTCCAACACCAGATATACAAACTAAAGTAACGGAAATTACAACACTTATTGATAGTATTACAAGTGCTTATCATAACATTGAAGGAAACTAAAGAGGTAATTATGAAAAAGAAAAAACCAAATATAAAAACTATAATCAGACAAATCGTTAGAGAAGAAGTTGCGATGGCTATTAAAGAGGTAATAACCGAATTAAATAAACCAACTGAATCTCAACCAAAACCACAAAAGAAAATAGTTGAGAAAAAATCATTTACATCTAATTCAGTATTGAATGATGTATTGAATGAAACAGCTCAAGATGATGAATGGAAAACAATGGGTGGTGGACAATATACTTCAGATAGAATGAATGAAGTTATTGGGAAGAACTATGGTGATATGATGAATGGAACACAACCAGTTCCATCAAGTGACCCAATGAGTCAGTTCTTAAATAAAGATTATAGTCAGGTATTAGAAAAGTCAATAGAAAAATCTAAAAACAAACTTGGAAGATAACAGTGGGATTAAGACAAAAATTAATTGATGCTAAGGTAGATGCTTTACAAGAATCAGCACAAGAATCTATTGAAGTAGATACAGGCCCTAATTCTTATATTTATTTAGAGGCCGATAAAACAGCTAGAGCTATTCTTGAAACATTAAGTGAAGCTAACTTAACCATAACTCAATTAAAAGCTCCTGTTGTGGTTGAGAGTTTGAAAACACCTGACCAACCTGTAAACATAGAATTAGAAACTTTGTTAGGTGAATATCAACCTGTGTTAAAGGCATTGAGAAAAATAGGTGACCCACTTGGACTTGGTGGTATAATAGATAAGTTAGAGGGTGAAATTGAAAAAGCTATAACACCATTATTGGAGGGTGGTGCTAAATTAGCTGGATTGGATTTGGGAAAAGATGCTGGTGGTTTAGAATCAATTGGTTATGTTTACATAGGTGAAGACCCTGATTCTGTTGAAGATTTTGATGTAGAGGATGAAGATGGTCAAAGAGAAAACACAACTGTTCATTTATCAGTTGAAGATATTGAGGACTTAATTTAATGGCTATAAAAGATACATCAAGAAAACCATATATTCAAGATAATGATACTCGTGTAAAAGTTGGTATTGATTTACCGATTCGTAGGGGTGATGGATTGGATGGATTTTTTGCAACCACTTCAACAACCATTGAAGCTGTAAAAAACAATATAAGAAATTTATTACAAACAGAAGAAGGTGAGAGATTTTTCCAACCAAATTTAGGAATAGGATTAAGGCGATTATTATTTGAACACATTACAAATGAAAATTTAATCGGTGTACAAGATGCCATATTGGATAAGATGGAATTTTGGTTACCTTTTGTAGAAGTAAGAAACATACAAGTTTTAAGTAGAGACGACTCTACGGACATAGGAGTAAATGAAATCAGAGTAAAAATAGATTTTAACATTAAACAAGACCCAAACACTTTGGATTCAATAACATTAGATTTTTCATCTGATATATCAGAACCTGAATCCTCAATAACTAGTGGTGGTGGATATTAATTGGAGATAAAAAATGCCAACATATGGTAATGAAAATTTTAAAGAATCAAATGTAAATTATTTAAATAAAGATTTTTCAGCATTAAAACAATCATTGATGAATTATGCTAAATCTTATTTTCCAGATACTTATCGTGATTTTAATGAAACATCACCTGGTATGATGTTATTGGAAATGAACGCTTATGTGGGTGATGTATTGTCATTTTATATTGACCAACAATATCGTGAATTATTATTACCATTAGCTGAAGAAAGAAGAAACATAATCACAATGGCTAAAATGTTTGGTTATAAAGTTAAACCAATTGTTCCAGCTTATGTTGATTTAACCTTTACATCAAATGTTGATGTTGATAGTGGTGATACATCAAAAGTAGATTATGATAATGCTGGTGTGTTTGACCCAGGTATTGAAATAGTTTCATCAACTAATTCAAACACAACCTTTGTAACATTAGAACCAATTGATTTTAAAATAGAGCAAGAGAATGATACTAATACAATTGGAACAACTGCTGATACTGGTTTAGCTTCAACCTATACATTATCAAGAACCGTAAGAGCCGTAAGTGCAACTGAAAAAACAATTACATTCCAAGTTGGAATACCTGAAAAATTTAAAACACTTACCATACCAGATACTAATGTGATTGATATTATTTCTTGTGTGGATTCGAATAATAACAATTGGTATGAAGTTGATTTCTTAGCACAAGACAAAGTTCCAATTTCAACTCATTATACTGATGATGTGGATAGAGAATCTGCATACATTGATTTTCAAGGTAATACATCAGTAGAAGCCGTACCTTATTCATTGACTTACATCACATCACCGAAAAGATTTACTCGTGAAACAAATCAAGACAATACGACTTCACTTGTGTTTGGTAATGGAGTTCTAAAAGATGGGGAAACTATTGATGATGGGTTTATTGATATGGAACAAGTTGGAATCATAATACCTGGACAAACAAATGATTTAAATCAATCTATCGACCCATTGTTAGGTGATGAGTATTCAACATTAGGTGAAACACCAAACAATACAACTTTAACAATTACTTATCGTGTTGGTGGTGGAATTAATTCAAATGTCCCAAGTGGTGATTTAACCACTTTACCAACTGTATCAGCTGTATTAGGAACATCTACTTTAACAAGTGTAACTAATGATACACCAGCTCGTGGTGGTAAAGATGAAGAGGATACGATTGAAATAAAAGAAAAGGCCAAAGCTTTTTTCTCAACACAAAACAGATGTGTGACTAAAGAAGATTATGAAGCGAGAGTATTAAACATTCCAGCTAAGTTTGGAAACATAGCAAAAGCATATGTGACAAGAGAAGCTCCTGAAATTGCTGGTGATTCTAATTTAACACAATTACAAAACTATTTTAATGATATAGATAGTGGTGTTACTTTTTTCCGAAACTACATTAATTCACCACAATTTACATTAAATTTAAACAACTTAATCGATGGGACAGGCAATATCGAAACAGTGATAAATGGATTGGATGCCATTCTAGCATCAGAGATTGACAATATTGAACAACCTGATATAAGTAATTTAGCTAGAGAATTGGAATTAGGAACAATAAACATTTATGTATTGGGATATAATAATAAAAAACAATTAGTTGGTAATCCACACTCGAATATATTAGGAACTGATGATAATTTACCAACAACTTTAACATCAAATCTAAAAAATTATTTAAATAACTTTAAAATATTGACTGATGTTGTAACAATCAATGATGGGTACATTGTAAACTTTGGGGTGTTTTTTGATGTCATAGCTGAAAAATATGCTGATAAACAAAAAGTAAAATTAGATTGTATACAAAAAATAAAAGATTATTTTAGAATTGAAAAAATGCAATTCAATCAACCAATTTATAAAAGTAATTTAGAATTTGAATTAATGGGTGTTGAAGGTGTTCGTTCAATTGGACATGTAACCATTACACAAGAGAATGATTATTTTATTCCTGATGGTGGAGGTGAAAATTTAGATTCACCAACATATACTTATTCATTTGATAATAGTGTACTTGAAGTTGATATAGATGGTGAACCTGGAGAAGATGGAACTTTTGTAATAGCTGATGGTGGTACAGATGGTTATGGTTATAAATATGATTTTGCAAGAGCACTATCGGAAGATGGTACAATTATAGTTCCACCAAATGTGGCAACACCAACGGTTTTTGAATTAAAGAATCCAAACCAAAACATACAAGGGAGAGTTAGATAATGCATCATTTTATTTTTCCAAATCAAGACACTTGGATTTCAAGTGGTTCAAATAAAATAACAGGTGAAACTTTTACAGACCAAAACTTTGGACGAGACCAAATACTTGAAGTCAAGAAAGAATTTGATAATTTTTCATTTGATTTTCCAACAAGAGCATTGGTTCAATTTAGTGGAACGGAATTTACAGAATTGTCTAAATCAGTAGCGGATGGAACAATAGCTTCTGATGCAAAATACTATTTAAGACTTTATGAAGCTGAAGGTAATGCAGAAATGACAGAAGAATATACTTTAGCTATTCAACCAATATCACAATCTTGGGATGAAGGTACAGGTAAATTTGGTGACAATCCAAAAAATACTAATGGTTGTAGTTTTGATAATCGTAGTAATCCAATTGGTGGAACTGCAACTGCTTGGGCTGATGTGGGTGGTACAGTCTTGAGTGTTAGTCAATCAACACAAGCTTTTTCAAATCAGTCACCTGATGTAAATGTAGAAGTAACCGATATGGTAAATATGTGGTTAGAGGGTAAAGAAGAAAACTATGGAATGTTAATTCGTTTTAGTGGAAGTCAAGAAACAGATTCAACAACATTGGGTAATTTAAAATTCTTTTCAAGAAACACACATACGATTTTCTCACCAAGATTAGAAGTTCGTTGGGATGACCATATTGCTTGCAGTGGTTCAAACACAGGTTCATTAACTCAAATAACATCAAGTGGATTAGCTGATAACTTTTTATATATGAAAGGATTACGAGAAAGTTATAAAGTAGGTGAGCGAGTTAAGTTTAGAGTTGGTGCTAGAAAAAGATATATTCAAAAAACTTTTTCTACATCAGTTCAAACCGTAACTGGTTCATTCATACCTGAAAACAGTGGTTCATATGCTATTAAAGATGTGGCTACTGATGAGTTCATTGTTCCATTTGAAGATAATCAAGATACAAGTTATACAAAACTTAGTTGTGATAGTGATTCAAATTATTTCATTCAATACTTGGATGGTTTCTATCCTGATAGAGTTTATAAAATTTTATTAAAATTAAAATTAGATGATGGGCAGGAACAAGTATTTGATGATGATTTTGAATTTGTAGTGAAAAGGAAATAGTTATGACACCAGAGCAAAGATTAGAACAATTGTTAGATTTAATAGCTGAAGCATTAATAGAAAGTCAATATGTTGATTCGAATGATGTTGCAGATGCACAAAAATTTATTCTTAATGGTCAACTTCAACAAGGTGGTGGTGTTGGAGTTTTAACACTTTTCCAAAAAGATATTAAGGCTAATGAAAATGATTTACAAATAACAACGACTGACCAAAATGGTGAACCAATACCTACAATACAAAACATAGCCAATAATATAGATTTTGATACTTTAGAAATTATAATTGGAAATGGCCCTACAATTAACATTAGTGATGGGGGAACATATGTTGGAGGTTTACCAATTACAGAATATTTATTTGGTGAAAACAATCCTTTAAACGTAAGTCAATTCATCACATTAGAACAATCATCATCAATTGTAGATGTTGAACGTGCTAATGAATACTTAGATACAAATATATTTGAACTACTTCCAACTGGTGATACAAGACAAGCTAGAATCATTAGATTCTTTCAAGAGTTAAATGCATTATTACCACCAACAATTGAAACAGAACAATGGGATACAGATAACGATGGAAATGTTGATAGACTTATTGATGGAACTTGGAGTGGTGCTGAACAATATAGTCAAGACAATAGTATTTCATATGCACAAGATAATCCTGATGAATCCAATATCGGTGAAGAAGATGCGTTTATTCATAGGTTAAAAGATACAGCGAATGATACCAATTCATCAAGAACCATTGAAGATATTTACAATACAGTTAGACCTTATTTAAGAGATATATTGGAAGATACACCGGGATTGGAAGGATTACCAGAATATGAAAATCAATCAAGTGGTTATTTAAAATTTAGAAATTTAAATCAAGGTATTATTGTTCGTAATACAAATCAAGAATTTGTTCAAGGATTAGACCCAAGTAATCCAACTTACCTTGATACAGGTTTTACTATTACAATGTGGGTTAGATTTTTAGACAAGGTTTCAACTGGTACTTTGTTTAACTTTGGAAATCCAACACGAAATCAAAATCCATTTGGATTTAAATTAGAAACCTATATATTGAATAAAAATGATGATTATGCATCTGAAAGCCAAACACGGACTTGGGGTGAAGTCATAGAAGAAGGAACATTTCAAGTAGGACCTGGTTACGATGAAAGAATATTCAAAGATTCAGACACTGCTAGATTCGTTAGATTACAAGTTAGAGAGTCCGGTGATACAACACCAACAGATGATGATGTGGGATTAAGAGATTCCCATGTTGGGTTGGGTGGTGATTTAACATTTGATGGTAATGTAATTGGAAATGCTAGGAAGTCATACAATGTAGGTGATTTCGATGACTATGGAACTGATGAATTAAGACTTTTACAATCAACCTACATACCTGAAGATTTTAATGAATGGTATTTCATATGTGCTAGTTATGACCCAACGATACTTGAAGATGAATCAATTTCGTTAGGTGACCCTTATAAATATACTCCTGATTTTTGGTTAAATCATATTGACCCAACCACAGATAATTATGTAGCTAATTCAGGATATGGAAATAAATGTAAAGTAGAAATAATTTCACGAAGTGATTTATTAAGAGCTCGTGGTTTTAACACATAGGGGTTTTCATAATGGCAAATGAAAATAAACAAGGGCTCCTTATAACAACAAATACTAATAGAAGAACTGGCTTCGGACAAGTAAATCCAGATGTTGATGATGATTTAACACCTGCACCAATGCCAAGACCAAGACACCACAATTCTGATGGACACCATCATCATGAACATAGTCATGATGACGATGTATTATCAGGAGAAGAACAAGATACTGTTGATGATGGTCCAGGTCCAGGTGATTTAATAGAGCTCTATAACTTCCAATCAGAAAATTTTATTACAAATACAATATTTGTAACGGACACAGATTCAGACGCAGGTTCTCCTCAAATATTATCATTAAAAGATTTAGGAGTTGATGATGATAGTAGTTATGAAACCGCTACATCTATTGCTTCACTTTTAAACACCTATCCAACTGAAGGTGATAATTCAATTTTACGATTAGCCATAGAACCAATATTTGATGGTGAAGAACTTCTTGTAGGACCTTATACACTTCCACGAGTATTAGAGTTAAGGCCTGAACTTATACCAAGTGATAATACAAATGCTGACCATTTAATGAGTTTACCATTTCCACAATTCGTTGAAGAATTTGATATTAATGAAGATGGTAGTGTGAGTAATACCGATGGTATTAGTTGGCATGCTGTTGGAAGACCTGACATAAATGTATTTGTTACAGCTTATGTACTTGGTGGTACACAAGCTATTATCACATTACAAAACTATGAAAATAATACAGGTTACACTTTTACAACAGAACAATACACTCAAGTGGAAACACAAACCATACCATCAGTAAATGGTAACGATGATTTATTAAATCCATTTTCTTATTATTACAACGTCAGTAGTGGAAGATACTTTTTTGAAATCCAAATACAAAATATAGGATTTGAAATTGGTGTAAACACAGACTCTAGTTTTCCAAATACAAGATTTAAACTTATTGGTCCTCAAGTAGAATATCAAGATATTCAATTTGACCCTATTGAAGAAGATGAAGATATAATTGAAGAAGATGAAGATATAATAGAAGAAGACATTACATTAATTGATAATTCATCTGAAGATGAGGAAATATCTGATGAATTTGGATTAGGTGATGATTATGATAATGTTATTGAACAAACCTTGTATCGTTCATTTGACCCATTCAGTGCATTAGATGTAAACAGTGCTTTGTTTCAAAATGATGAGTTTACAGACACAAGATTGTCACAGATAAATACAGATAAAAGAATTTCATTAGGAATGTTTTCATTTGATGATGAAAATACATTACAAGATAATTTTCCAGATGTAATAAGAAATACTAAGTTTAGACAAGTTATTAAACAAAATTTAGTTCCAAATCCAAGAGGACAAAGTTTTAAAAGTGTTTATAAAAATAAATCAAGTGATACACAATCATTATCATTAGGTAATGACCAAAGAGAAAGATTTTTCATACCCGAAGGTGGTTGGGGATATTGTACTTATGATGCAGTAGGACCTGATTTTAGAAAAAGAAACATTGACTTATATGAGGGAGGAACAGACCAATTTTATGATTATATTGAAAACGAACCAAATGGACAAGCACTCATAGATTCATTTGAACAATCTGAAAATGGAGGACTTAATGATTCAGGTGAAACAACAATAGACCCTCAAAATGTAATTGGTTATGCAGGTTATTATCCATATTTTTTTGATTATAAAACAGGTAGAAATCAATCAAATTCACTTATAAGATTACAATCTAATTTAATATCAGGTTCTTTTTTCGCAGAAGGTGAAGTAGATGGTGAGTATAATTTATGTAATAAACTTTTTATGTTAAATCAAATTGATAGTTTCGGAATAGCAAATGAGTATGGTGCACCAAGTGACTCAGTATCAACTCATGAATCGAGATTAACATGTTATAAATGTAGAGCGATTGGGAGACAAGAACCATCTGATTATGACGTTGAACAAAGTATCCCAGACATTTATTTTCCTAACTTTGCTAGATGGGTAATAACAGATGAAGCTTATTCATTCAATAGATGTTTAGAGTTTTTAGCAACTAATTATGTTAATGGTATGTGTGACTTCAATGATAATGGTACTCGTGATACAGAAATTGAAGCGGATTTCTCTTGGATGAGTGATTATAACATGAATACTAATAATGGTGGACAATTAAACAATCAATACAGGTCATTAAATCAAGTTATTAAAATTTACAATCCATATCAAGATACAGTGATAAATCCATTCACTGTAATGGAAGTTAAATTTAAAATGAAAACATTAGATTTTTTCTATGATGCAAACAATCCACCAATGGTTGAAATAGCTATTGTAGATTCTGATGGTTATGTAGGAGCTCCTGACAGAATTGAAGACACAGTTAATGGTGATAATGAAGACGCATATTCAAGAAGACATGGGTATTGGCCACATGGTGATTTTAATTCCACAAGATATAGTGATGACTTGAATACTGAAAATACACTTGATACAAAATATTCTAACTTTGGTTCAATGGGTAGATTTAAAAATACAGAAGTGAATGTATGGGAAACATTTAGTTATAAATTCACACTGGCTCATGTTTTTCGTTATGGTAGTGGAATCATTAGACCATTGTATTTAATCGTTCAAGCTGGTAATGATTTTATTGGTAGAGTTTTATTAGATGAATTTGAAGTTTATGATTCAGGTGATTTCATTCCTGAGGTTGATGTAAGAAAAAAAATATCTGTTGGTAATTATGGAACGGCAGATTTAACAAAATACTATGATAAAGAATTACAACCAGAGGAATATAAAGATTCACAAGGTCCATTGGAAGCACAATTTTATTTCTATCCAATGTATCCAACTGATGAAATATTTGATGTAAAAAGAACACCTGTGTATCAAGACTTTAAAAAAGGATTGTTTTACATTTATGATGTGGATTGGGGTGATGGTTCAAAAAATGAATTTACAAGAGAACCTGTTCAAATAGATGAAGAAACTGCATTGTATCACACTTATGAATCCAGTGGTGTGTTTGAAATCACAGGTACTATGTTGAGAATCAAGTTAGACAATCGTGGTAGAGAGGTTGGGGTTCTAAAAAATAAAAAGTTTAAATTAAGAATAAATATAAATGAGGGAACAGCTGAAGACTTTAAATATTTTGGTAGTGATGGTTTTTCATTCATACCTTTTAAAAACACTTTACCAATCATAGGTGGAATTTCAAAACAATCAATTTATTATAAATCATTAAAAAGATTTAACGGATTTATAGATGATGAACAAACAAATATTGGATTTAAAAGTAAAGGTGATAAATTAAAAACTCAAATAGCATTTGATAGAATGGATTCAAGTTTTAGTTCAAACTTTAATTTATTGAATGAATATAAAAAACCAAGATTTGATTTAGTTTATGACGAAAACAATAATCCGATTGATTCAATTGACATATATAATGGTATACAAACAAATTCAGAAGAATTAGGAAAAAGTATTGGTGATTGTGATTTAACCAATGTAAAGTATTACAATGAACCAAAATCAATTTGGGAATTGTTTGGATTTGAAGAAGACGATTTGGAACAGATTGGAACACCTAATAATCCAAGATATTGGAAAAATATTATTCCTGAAGATTATTCTATTTATAAAAGACAAGGTATTAATTTTTCTCCTCCAACACAATTAAAAGAATTTTATGAATTAGATGAAGTTTTATCACCAGAATATTTTTCAGGCCTGACAATGGGTTGGTTAGTTTGTGCACAAGATGATGAAAATTGTCAAAACAAATATGTAAATGGTGCTGAAGCATATGCTTTTCAGGAGCTCCAGTACGATACTCCTGAATGGGAGTGTTCTGGTGATACTGGACCACCACATTATGATTGTGATAACATAAATAAAATATATCCTAATATAAATTACAATCTTATGACATTTGTATCAGGTACAGTTGAGTTTTGTCACCCATTACTTGGATGTACAGGATTTAATAAAGGTGAGGGAATTATGTTAGAAGGACCAATGAATTATGACCAATTTGATTTCAACGTAATTTATACCGGACCATTTATGAGTTTTAATCTTTCCACTTTAGTTGTGAATACTTACTCTGAACAAGAGTGGTTAAATGGTTCATATTATCCTGTGTTACCAAGATATGGTCAAGATGGTAATTTTATTGAAGGTGATTTTCCTAATGATAATATACCATTTCCAATACAAGGACAAATCACAGATGAGAATGAAACTAATCAAAATTTAATAATTAACATTACACGAGAACAAATTGAACCAAATACATTTAGTGACAATAGTGGAAATCAAAATTTAGGATTTGGTATAGTGGATTACAAACCTGAATTTGATAATGAAACTTTACAACCTAAGAAAAAAAGAAGTATAGATTTAATAAAAAGTTCAACCAATAATGGAGCGTTTTAATGGCTGTTAAAAAACTAATACAAGGCCAACCAAAGCTAAATGATTTAAGTCAGTATAATTTTGAGAATCAAGATGATAACTATAAAGAATCACTTGGTTTACCTAAAAACAATGATAAGTTTCAAAACAAAGACTTGTATACAAAAGCTGTGGGGAGTGAATTAAATAATGCTATCATTGAAAGAAATTTAAAAGTCGAGGGTGAAAGTTTTATTAAAATTAATAGATTATTTATTGGAAACGATAATGTTGTTGGTGCAACAGCCAACAACAGAGTAAGATGTTATATGCTTTCACAAAATTATGAAAATTTAGATAATAAATCATATTCACAAATTAAAAATGTGCTTTCAAGAGAAATATTTGATGCTGATGATAATCAAATATCTGATGTGGCAGACAGATTTTTTAATGATAATCCAGGTGATAGAGGGGAAGGAAGTGATATTGGAAATGTTCTTAATAATCAAATAATTATACAAAGTTTAAAAAGTGATAGTATTGAGATTGAAGAATTTGAAAACAATACACCAGAATATAATGCAAATGTAATGTTGCCATTAAGAGAAACTGATGCTGGAATAATAGATAATTTAAACACATCAATAATAGATGAAAACATATATAATCCAATTTACATTGTGGTTTATATGGAGGGTAATAAACGATTAGACAATATGTCTGATGCTCAAAGAAAAAAAAGATTCACTGTTTTTAAAATAAATAATTTGGATTTATTTAATCGTGGTAATGATGGTATAGCGACTGGACCAAAATTAACAACATTTACAAAAGATGATTTATCACATTACAGTCGTACAGGTGATGGTGATGGTGGTTCAACTGATGCAGCTGCTTGGAGGGTTGAAGAGTTTTCAATAACAATCAGTACTAGACTTGGTGGAGTGAATAATTGGGATGGTACTATGGATGAATTATCATCTGATGAAAAATTATATGCAACATATTTTCCAGACGTTCAACCATCAATTAACGTCATTCCAGTTGATTTAAATAAATTTGGTTTATTGAATTTATCACAAAATATGCAATTAAATAATAATGGTAATCCAGGAGAAAATTATACTGATTTATTTCCAGATTATTTTCCACAAACAACAATAAAGGTTTTGAATGAAAATAATGAAATGCAAGATGAAGACTTACAGAGTTATTATGATGATAATGAAACTCTATCCATTAAAGCATCAGCTCCTGCAACAATTGCTGTAGATTTAAATCCAATTGATTTAGTAAATGAAGAATCTATTGGAATCAACTACTTTTATTTTGTAATTGATTGGGATGATGCAACTGATGAAATAAAAACTTTAGATGATTGGAATGAAATCAGACCAACTGATGAATTTGAATTATTGGAATTACAAAATCAAAATTTATATAAATTAAAAACTAATGTTGAATCTGTTGATGATTATACGATTCAATATCAAATAATTTTTCCAATAGAAAAAATAATACCTCAACCACAAACTGATAGTTTTATTGATAATGATGGTGATTATTATACTGCTGTTCAGCACTCAAACACAGGAGAAAACAGATTACCATATGTAGGTTTTCCAATCGATATATCAGGTACGTTAGATAATAACGGACAGTATAATTTGGCTAATCCACCATATACAACATCACCACCACCAAATCCACAAAATGTACTTTTGAAGGGAACATTAAATGCCCAAGAAGAGCCTGGTGGAATAGCGACATCACTACGCGAACAAACTTTTAATTCAAATGTTACTTTTGATAACACAATTCCAATGAATACCTATACTACACCAGGAATTAAAACCATTAAAATGGTTATGTTTAGTTATGATGGGGAAACTAATCAAGTGGGAAGATGGAAACTCATTACTTCAAGATTTTATTTAGATATACCGATTAATCAATATCCTGATTTTGCAGAAGTGGGTGGAAGTGATTATACCACAATTCCTTGGCCTTATACAACACCTGTGATTGGTGGTGTGGATAATAATTCAAAATACAAAAAAAGTGTTCAAGAAGCATTAAGTAGTGGTAATATTGGTGATGCGGATATTATTGATGAAAAGTTTTTAATCAATGATTTGGAAAATGATGAATTGGGTAAATCAATAAATGAAATGGATTTAGAACAATGTAGGTATTTTGATGCACCATATGATATGAATACATTGTTGTTAATACCTACAAGTGGTGTATCGGGTTGGGATGATTATGAATTGGCTAAAGAAACTGATTTATTTGTTATCAATCAAATTGAAGGTACATCTACACAATATTATGGTATTAATTCATATAATTTAGAAGACATTAAAGGCCGTTGGACTGAGGCTGATTATCAACTTATATTTGATGGAATTAATGAATACACAATGTATAATGGATATGGTTTTGGTGATGGAGCTTTAAGTGATTCAAATACATTCATGGATAGATTGTTGAAAAACGAAGTTATATTTGATGGTAATGTTGCAACTCCACACATTTTACCATATAAAACATATGGACCGAGTTTAGATATGGAGGCTTATACCTCTGAAGAGATGGTGTTAGAATTTTTTAAAAACGAAAACTTCACACCAACTTTAGATGAATTAGAACCAGGAAATGATACCACCGTATTGTTTATGAAATCAAGAACTAATGGAACAGCTGGTTATTATCAAGGTTTTGGGTATTTTGGTCAAGTGGCTGAAGTTTTAATGTCAACTTTTCAATCTGGTCCTGAAGTCTATGAAGAAGCAGCACCAATGATTAATAATAGCACTGTTGAATGGATACAATTACGAAATAACAGTAATCAAGATATTCAATTCTCACATCCTAATTTTCCTCTATTGTTTTATTATTACATAGATGAAGAATTATTTGAACAAAATGGTGAATATAGATTGGATGAATTACAAATGGGAGAAAGTATCCCATGTCCAGTTGGAAAATGGGTATTCATAGTTGTGCCTGACAAACTTTATACAATTGATTTAATTAATGAAATACAATTTTTAAATGAAAGTATTTCAGTTCAAGAGTTTTTCCAACTCCCATTACCATTGGAAGAAACAATTCCACATCCTTATACGGAAAAAGATTTTTGGGTTGCAAATCCTGAATTGCCAGGAACATTTTTTCCAAAGGAAAGTTCAGTCGGACAGATATTTATAAGTGACAATCAGGACTTGGATTTAAAACAAAGTTGTAAATTAGAATTAAATACAGGTGAATTAACTGGTAAATCCATTTATGATTCAAGTGGTAATTCCAACAAAGGATTGTTAATTGGTGATTATAAAGTTAAAAAAGTTAGAAAAGGTGAACCGATGAGAAGAGATTCATTTATAAAAATACCAAAAAAGGCAAACAACAATAATGGAGCACTGTAATGCCAGAATTTGAATTTGAATTTAATCAACAGGATAGAGAATTAGTTGTTAGTCAAGATGCTGGGACATTTGATGGAACGGATTATATTCGTTTAATTGTTTATCCAACCGAAGCTATTAACAACATTGTTGATTTACCAGATGATACAAAAGGTATTGATGGTAAAGCTATATTCTTTTCTACCTTAGCTACAGTACATGAGATAAATATATCACCATTCACAGATTCTACTGGTGCAATAGAACTTAAACAAATTGGTACTGCTTTAGAAAATGATTTTAAAATATATAAAAATGATACCACAAATAATTACTACATAAAACCAAATGAAATATTTAACGAATTTGAACTACCTCAAGGTGATTATAGAATCCAAATTGATTTTTTAAATCAAATACAAGTAAGTAACGCATTTGTAATTAAACAAGTTTCAACTTCAAGAAAAGAAGTTAGACTTAAAATATTAGATAAATATCTTACAAATGATAATATTTTCCCTTTTCAAAATTTACTTTCTCCTGATGGTGTCTATCAATTTAAACATTTCCTAAACATTGGAACTGGTGACCACATTCCAATAATGAATTATGCATTTGATAAATTTACAGATGGTCAAGATAATCAATCCATTATATTAAAGCTTTATGATGCATTACCAACAAATATTGGTAATTTAAAAATGGTTACAATTGAAGAAGAAGTTTTAACAACACAAATTCAAGACATATTTTATTTTTCCGATGTACCTGATGTTTTCTTTGGTGATGGATTAATTCCACAACCACAAGAAGATTGGATAAATCCTGATGGTAATGATGTGGAGTTTCAAAACTATGATGAATTAAGTGGTTCATTGGATGACATTGTGTTGGATAGTTTAATTTCAGAATCTCAATACAATTATCCAAATCTTAATACGGATTTTAGTGAATTTGAAAATCATACATTCTTTGGTTCTGCTAAAAAGAAATTAGAAAATTTTAAAACAAAAGTAGAAACCATTCAAGGATATTATTCCGAAATATCAAGTTCATTAAAAATATCATCTTCAATTGAAGGTGATTCATCATATATTGTTCAAACAAGAAAAAATTTATTTAAAAAAATAAATGATGAAATAAAAACATTTACACCTTATGAAAGATTTTTATACTATGATGGACAAAGTGAAACAACTGCTTCTGCTCCTGGATTGGGTAAAAATTATGCTAGTTCAATTCCTGTAAATCAAAGAGATGATGATAATTTTGAACAATTAAATGGACATGATGGTTTTAATGTTGTTTATAAACATTCAGACAATAGTTCTGATAAAAACTTTTTATTTAAAAAAAATTATTTAGTACACAATAAACCATTTTTTAATTACAGTGGTTCAATTTATTTATCATTTATATTAAAAGGTACTGATGATGTTGTAATAAACACTCAAAACGTACAAAAGTTTTCTAATCCAAATGATGGTGGTTCTAATGGATTTGGGTATCCTTTACCCCATGATACAAAATATATAAACAATATTTCCAAACCTGCAATGTCAGGTAGTGAATATCAAAGGTATGTTTTACAAACATCACATTCTTACTTTGTACCAAATACCACAAATAATGATATGGTGGATTTAAGTTTTGATGATGGTGATTTTAATGTTGGTTCATCAAAAATTACAATTTTAAATGAAACACCAAAAACAGGTTCATCTCAAATAGCTGACTCGACTGGTAATTATCCAATGACAGTCATAACAGAATCTGGTGTTTTCTTTAAAGGTTCAGTAATGCCCGCAGGTGAATTATTTAGAGTAAATTATTCCGTAACAGATTCAGAAGTAACTCAATCATTTATTACAGATGTTAAAGTAACATTGAATGACCCAAGTGATGTATTACCATTTGATAATATTTATCACACAAGTTCAACAGAGTGGACTAATTGGTACAATGGAATGATTGACTCAGCTTCAACTTTTGATACTGATAACATTCATTCATTTGAAAACAATCTACCTCTTTATATTCAAGACAGTTCTGAATACAATGATATGAAAGACTTTTTGAATCTACAAGGTGAACAATATGATTTAATTAGAAACCATATTGATTCAATGGGAACAATTCATAAAAGAGGATATAAGAAAACCGATTCACCACCAACCAACACATTACCAATGTTATTATCCAATATGGGTTGGCAAGCTATTAATCCATTTACAGGTAGTTTAACTGATACATTAGGTAGTTATTTAAGTAGTGTGACTACAATTGATGATATTAAAAACAACACTTGGAGAAAAACTCTAAACAATTTATTATATATTTATAAATCAAAAGGAACAAAAAATTCAGTAAGAGCATTATTAAATACATATGGTTATCCACCTGATGTATTGGAGTTTCAAGAGTTTGGTGGTTCAACTGAAGAATCAAACCCAAGAGTTTTCTTAAATACAGCACCAAGTGGTAGTGGTGTTGATTTATCTTTAAGTAGACAAAGTGGAAGTTTTTCATTTACAACGAAAAAAGAAAGACTTTACAGATATATTTTTAATGGAAAACAAGACAGAGTTTTAAATCTTGATTGGTATATGGATAGTGCTGATATTAATTCACTTGAATTTATTTACAAACATGTCAACACAACACAAACACAAACTATTTTAGAATCAAGTGGAAGTGGTAATGAAACACTTTGGGATTTAAGATTAGTTCCAAGCACTGATGGAATTAGCTCATCCTTTGAATTTAGATTAAGTACAGCTAATAGTGGTTCTAATATAGGAAATGATTTAGGAAAAAGTTCAATTTCAATGTCCACATCTTATGAAAAAATTACTAATGGACAACTTTGGAATGTTATGTTACAAAGAATGACATCAAGTGTTAGTGGTAGTGGAACTAATGAATACAGATTACACGCTGCATTACAAGATGGTAATACAATTGAAACATATAATTATGTAACAATGTCTGTAAGTGGTGGATTAACCAACACTTATGTAACTGGTGGTGATGTGATGACAAGTTCAGTTCATGGATTAGCTTATTTTGCTAATCAAAACTTTGTGGGAAGTGGTTCAAGACACCATTTATCATCATCTAATTTATTTGTTGGAGAGGTGTTTAGTGGTTCATTAGCACAAATAAAAGGTTGGTCTACTGCACTAAGTACATCTAAATTTAGACAACATGTATTGAATAAATTTTCTACTGTTGGTAATACAATTGAATCGTATAAAGATGAATTAGTTTATAGTTTTAAATTAAATGAAAATTATTCCTCTGCGTCTGTTTCTGCATCTGGACAAAATTTAACAATTGTAGATTCAGCACCAACGACCACTTATTCAGATTATTCAATTGAGAAAGCTGGTACGTTTTTTACAGGTTCATTTATTTATGGATTTGATTTAATACAAGTTGTTAAATTACCTTTACAAGATAATTTTAGTAAACCAAATAACAACACTGTTTTAATAAATCCAAGAAGAAACATAGTTGGTGATTTAAGTCCAATTCAATCGGCAGTAATACCTTTAAGTGTAGAAAATAGTAAACCATTGTTTAAAACTTCACCGAAGTTGGAATTATATCGTTCACCACAAACATTTGTTGATAATTTTATATTAGATAATTTAAGTGGATTTAATTTAGAAACATTGTATGGTAATCCACTTAACTACTATTCACAATCATACAATGAGTTTGATACATTTAGAAATGATTTCTTTGATGCACATCCAATAGAAGTTGATGTGAATAAATTCATCAGAGCTCACGAAAGTATGTTTAATCATTCAATTATCGAAGGTGTGAAATCAATAGTTCCAGCTCGTTCAACATTTAGTGATAGAAATTCTAACTTTGGTGTAGAGATAAGACCAACTATGTTAGAAAAACAAAAATATGAAAATGAAGAACATAGTATTGAAGTTAATCCAAATACAGCCACTGGTAGTATAAATCCAGTAGTATCATCACCAACCTCTGAACGTATATTACCAAAATCAGGTTCTATAAGTGTAAACGCTAATGAAAGTGGTAGTTATGAATTACCACATACGGCTTCTTTATCACCATCACCTGAAACAATTTCTAATTTAATTTTACCAAAATCAGGTTCAATTAGTACTCAACCAACTTACAATGGTTCAACTGTGGTAACATCATCTGATGGAACAATTGATTACGCTTCAATAGCAAATGAATCTTTTATAGACATTCATAAAAATTGGGGTACTGACGCAGATGATACATATTTTATAAATTACTTTGATAGTGGTTCGGATGGTAAAAATAATACATATCACATCGATACAAGAACTATTTTCCACACCATAGGTGACCACGAATATTACTCTGCTTCGAAAGGTAACTCTTCTACATTTACTGATTCTTCAAGATTTTATAGTAGATTAATTATAAATGATGATTTTCACGCAAATGCAATTTATGATGGTAAAAGTTACGGAACAGGTTCAGGAATTGTAAATGGAAGAATGATGGGTAAAACAAGATATTTTACAACAGATTCAGATGGTGAAATTATTTTACCATCAAATCACATTACTAAATTTAGTTATCCACTAAAAGAAAGAATGATTGAAGGAACACAAAATACAAATCCAGGTATTTTAAATGTACGATATGAAGATTATTCAAGTGCTTCATTTTACAGAGTTAAAGTAACAGGTGGTGAAAATCAAATTAGAGTTCAAACAGGTACTCCAAGTATAGATTCTAATAATAAAATAATATACTAATTTAAAATTGAGTATTTTTTCATTTTATTTATATTTATATATGAATTAAAGTATTTCTAAATTAGGAGAAAATAATGGGATATTTAGATAATTCATCAATTACAGTTGATGCAGTCTTAACAAAAAAAGGTAGAGAGATTTTAAAAAATGGTGGTAATTTAAACATTACTTCATTTACAATGTCAGATACAGGAGTGGATTATACACTTTGGAATCCAGACCACCCAAGTGGTTCAGCTTTTTATGGTGAAGCTATTGAGGATTTACCAATGTTAGAAGCTAGTGTTCACGCTGAGTACAATCTAAGAAATAGATTAATATCATTAAATCAAAACACAGTTGCAGTTCCTGCAATTCAATTAAATAATTTAGATACATCTGATGGAAGTTTGTTAACACTTGAAGATGGTAACTCTAGTGTTAGAGTTGGTGTTGATTTAGTTGGTTATACATCAACTGGTGGAGCAACATTAAATGGATTTGAATACTATTTTGTAATTCAAGACCCATCAATTGTTTCAACAAATGCTTCATTGATGCAAAATTTAAGTGGAACAAGTCAACAATTTTTACAAGAACAAGACATCCCATTTGCTCAACAATATGGATTTAATGGTAACGCATTTGATATGAATGCAATTCAACAAGACACCACAGGTAAAGAAACAAATGTTTATGTAGTTCACGTTGAAACTGGTGCATATAATTCATTTAGAGTAGTAAACAATGTTACTAAAAATCTAAGAGCAATAAGAACACAAGTAATAAGTTAGGAGATTTATAAATGGCAATCGCAGGTGGAAATATAATATTAGATTCAACAGAGGGAATGGATAAAATATCACAAACTGAAAAAGTAACCTCACCTTATCATTCAGATGGAAGTTCAATATTATTAGCAACTAATATAGTTACATCATCTAATTTAACATCAACAAATGAATCATACTTTTTTGGAATAGCTAATTCTTCAACTGCTGCAACAGAGGAGTGGAACATAGCGTTTGGTGACACGGAAGGACACGGTGCATTAGTTGAAGCAGACACAAAATCTGAAACAGAGGCCATTTATAAACAATATGCTGGATTACTTTTAGCTCCTACGGAAGTAACTGGTGGATTCTTTATTTCTTCTCCTGCTAGTAATGGTGCTTTATCAAGTGGAAAAGATAAAGAAATATTTGTTCTAAGTGCAAGACGTTCTAATATGAAAGATAGATTGAATAAAGGAACTTGGACAGTTGTTTTATCAGGTAGTGATGCAAACGGAAAAGCTGGTTCAGGTCCTTTATCTTTAACTGATGATAGTGCAAATGATTCACCAACTGCAACTCCTGTTGGAGATAGATACAATATCGTTAGTGGAGCAGCTGGAACAATAGTTAGTGAATCAACTGCTAGAAACTTTGGTTTCTTCTACCCTGATATGGGAATATTAGTATTCAGTGCAGCTGAGTTATCAGCTTCAATACCTTCTCATACAGCTGCTTTAAATAAAGACAAACCAGTTCAGTTTGGACCGGCAACAGACGCTACTGCGGTGTCACAAAGTGGTTTTACAACTTCTGTAAGTCAATCAGCTAACCAAAATACAGCTTTAAGATTTTTAAATTGTTTAAAACCAAATGGTGCTAAACTTGATTTTAGAGATGAAGAAGACCAAGTAAGTGCTCAATATTTTTGTAGAGTTAGAAGTGGACAAATGAACTTTTCAAATAATCCAACATTTGTTTCAGGTTCTTTAAATGAGTTAAGACAAAAAACAATGAGAAGTAACCCAACAACATTCATTACATCGGTTCAGTTATATAATAACGCTGGTGAAATGGTAGCTGTTGGTAATCTTTCAACACCATTGAAGAAAAACTTCCAATCAGAAGCTACGATTAAAGTTAAACTTACTTATTAAGATGGGTTGTTATGTCCAATGTATTCGGAGAAATTGATAAATCATCAACACTAATTGAGAGTAATGTTACTAACTACACTCACAACCTTACAACGGCTTCTAGTGGTGTTCAATCAATAAAAATAGTTTCAGGTTCAATAAATAGTAATTATTGGGAATCCTTAAATGTTTTGTTTTATACAAGTGGTTCACCACAATATGGTGATGAACATAAATTTGGTGCACCTTCAAGTAACTTATCAATTCAACCAACTCGTGGTGAACAATTTTTAACTAAATATCACAATTATCCAAGTAGTTCAATTATACAAATACCATCTCAATACTATGGTGAAAAAATAAAAGAAGGTTCTTTTACATTTACAGACTTAAATAATCCTGACAATAGTGGTAACAATCCAATAATTAGAGATGATGGTAGAGGTAATTTATATTCTACAAATGCTCACCACTCACAAAGTACAACAGCTGTTTCATCGTCTGATAATTATGTTGGTAATATATTTTATGATAAAGGTTTAGCAGTAATTACAGAAACAGGTTCTTGGAGTGGAAGTGTAGATTATTCAGATTTAGCCACAAACTATACATTAAAATTTGATTCACATCACACAATTACAACACACGAGTATAATGTTACTTTATTACCACAAGATTATAATTTAACAATGAATTATTCAATAAGAAATGTTTTGAGTGGAAGTTCTGAACCAGTGACTTTAGGAACACAATATGTAGCATCAACTTTTTCAAGTAGTGCTTGGCAACCATACATTACAACAATAAATTTATATCAAGATGGTGATTATGATACACCTGTGATTCAAGCCACTTTACCAAGACCAGTTAGAAAAAGTGATAAGATAAATACAAGATTTAAAATAAAATTAGATTTATAGGAGACAAATGGTTACATTAGGATTAGATGCATCAACGACTTGTGTCTGATATGCATTCACACAAGATAAGAAGATTCTCGATATGGGATTCATCGACATCAAAAAAGAAAAAACACCCAAAGATAAAGTTGAAAAAGTTCTTGGATTTTTACACGAAAGTCCTTATATTGATACTGTTACTGATATTAACATTGAGGATAATTTATCAGGTTTTGCTGGTGGAAGAACTTCACAACAAGTTATTATCAAGTTAGCTAAATTTAATGCAATACTTTGTTTTATGTTAGAAAACTTTGATTATAAGGTTCATAGTATAAATCCAATGACTGCTAGAAAAAATGTATTTGGAGTAGCTAGAGTCAAAGGTATAAAAGCAAAAGATTTAGTGAAATCAAAAATAGAAGAAATGTATAATACTTCTAAATGGTGTAAAGAAACAAAAACAGGTTTATGGGATAAAAGAAATATTGATATGTATGATGGATTGGTTATGTCACTTTTTGAAAAAAAAGCTTGATTATTTCCTAAATTCTTCGTATATTGTCTTAAATGTATAAATACGAATTAGTTAAATTATTAGAAAAAGTTTTATATCCAAGTTATGAGATGAAAGGTGGGGAACACGCTTTCCATTGTCCTTTCTGTAATCATCACAAGAAAAAACTACAAGTAAACTTTGAAACACAAAAGTGGCATTGTTGGGTTTGTAATGCTGGTGGACATAAGATTGGTATATTGCTTAGAAAGATAAACGCACCTAAACAAATCATATCAGAGGTATTGAAAATACTTGGTGATTATAAAGGTGTCAAACACGAAAAAGATGAAAAGACAGAATATAATGTTTCATTACCACAATGTTATCAACCACTTTGGAAACCATCAAAAGACCCATTGTATACAAATGCAATCAGTTATTTGAAAAGACGAGGTATTGGTGGTATAGATATATTAAGATATTCTATGGGTTATTGTTCGTCTAATGGTTATGCTAATCGTATCATTATACCAAGTTATGATTGTGATGGTAAATTGAATTATTTTATAGCAAGGGATATGTTTCCTAATTCAAAGTTAAAATACAAAAACCCACCGATGTCAAAAGATACAGTGTGTTTTGAAATGTTTATAAATTGGAATGAACCTATTGTTTTAGTAGAAGGTGTGTTTGATGCTATTACAATTAGAAGAAATGCTATACCTTTATTAGGTAAGTTTCCAAGTAAAACATTGGTTATGAGATTAGTGGAAAAGAATGTAAAACAAATATATGTAGCATTGGATGAAGACGCAAGACAAGATGCAATTAAGTTATCCAAGTTTTTAATGGATTATGGGATTTCTACATACTTATTAAATATGAAAGACAAAGACCCATCGGAATTAGGTTTCACAAAATTTTGGGAGTTACTCAACTCAACACAACAATCAACATTTTCAGATATTATAAAAGGCAGATTATATGGTTAAAACAATTGCTCACTTAGCAGATATTCATATTCGTAAATTACATAGGTTTGTGGAATACAGACAAGTATTTAAAAAACTTTACAAACAATTAAAAGACTTAAAACCAGATGTGATTTACATTGGTGGTGATGTGGTTCATGGAAAACTTGATACATCACCTGAAGAAGTCAGAATGGTTGCAAACTTCTTTTTAGAATTATGTAAAATAGCTCCTACGATTATCATACCAGGTAATCACGATTGTAATCTAAACAATAAATCAAGAGAAGATACACTTTCACCTATTGTGGATTTGGTACAGAAAATAACACCTAATTTACATTATTGGAAAAAAACAGGTGTTTATACAATGGATAATGTGGACTTCGCTACATTGTCTATTTTTGATATTGATAAAGAGGGTAAACAAAGAACGGATACAATGCCTTCACCTGATAATCATAGAGAACAAACCAAGATTGCTTTGTTTCACGGTGGAGTAGATAAACACTTTTATGATAATGGATTTCAAGTTCAAGATGATAGGGTGACAAATGACACATTTGCTGGATATGATATGGTATTGTTGGGTGATATACACAAAAGACAATTCTTGAATGAAGAAGAAACTATTGCATATCCAGGTTCATTGATTCAACAGAATTATTCAGAAGAACCAAGTCATGGATTTCTATTATGGGATGTAGAGAAAAGAAAAGCTACATATCATCAAGTAGAGAATGATTATGGGTATAAAATATTAAATGTGGTGGATGGTGAAATACAAAACTCAACAACTGGTAAACCATTTGAATTAACATTTATGCCACCTAAAGGTAGAGTTAAAATTAAATTTACAAACACTACATTGGAACAAATTAAAGATATTCAAATCGGTTTAAGAAAACAATATCCAAAGTTAAAAGAAATAGTAACTGAAAGACAAGATAATATATCCATTGGTGATGATAGAGAGAATAAATTAGACATTGGTGATGTAAGAGATGTTAATTATCAGAATGAATTAATTGAAGATTTCTTGAAAAGAAATGTTGATGGTATTGATGAAGCTACGATTAAAAGAGTTCAAGATATAAATGATATGACGAATAATTCACCAGAAATCTACGATGGTGATATTACAAGGAATGTGGATTGGAAAATAAAATCATTTGAATTTGATAATATGTTTTGTTATGGTAAAGGGAATAAGATTGACTTTACAAAATTAGATGGAACGATTGGTGTGGTTGCTCCAAATCATAGTGGTAAGTCGGCTATAATGGACGCTATTGCATATACAATCTATGATGTTTGTTCAAGAACCAATAGAGCGTTGGATGTAATGAATAAAAAGAAAACCACTTTCAGAGCTAAGTTGAATTTAGAAATCAATGGTATGGATTATTGGATTGAAAGAGATGCTAAATACAAAAGAGTGAATCATAAGAATGGTAAAGTATCTCATCAATGTCCAGTAAAGGTTAAGTTCTATATGATAGATGATTCAGGTGAAGAAGTGGATTTAAGTGGAGCAGCCAGATTCAACTCCACATATGGTACAGGTACAAACGAGGAAATCAAGAAAGTGTTAGGAACATTTGACGACTTCATTTTAACCTCGTTATCACTACAAACCAATGGAATGAACTTCCTTGACAAGAAACAAGCCGAGAGAAAAAAAATTCTTTCCACTTTTATGGACATTGAGGTGTTTGAACAATTGGAAACCATCGCTAAATCTGATTCCAATGAAGAAAGAATTATGTTACGACAATTTCAAAAGAAAGATTCCTATAAAGAGATTGGTGTAATTAATCAAAGAATAGGTGAATTGGAAAAAGATGAACAAGAGTTTAAAACTAAAGACGAAACCATTGGTAATACATTATTTGAATTAGAAGATAAAAAAATAGAGCTGGTTAGAAAACTTTATAAAATAGATGAAACTTATGATATAGAAGAATTACAATTAAATAAAAGTAATTTAAATACCGAAAAGTCTAATATTGAAACACAATTAAAAGATGATTTGGAATATAAAGAACAATTACGTCCAATGTATATGGATTATCATAAAAAGTTATCTGAAATCGATGAAGAGAAAATACAAGAAGATTATGAGAATTGGAAAGAATCAAAACAATATTTAACAGAATTAGAAAACAAAATAAAATTAAATGAATCTAAAACCAAGTCTTTAAATCATCACAATCAAGATTTAATGAAATTTACATATGATGAGAATTGTGAGTTTTGTATAAAAAATGGTAAAGAACAAATACACGAACAAGAAGAAATACAAAATAAAATAAAAGAATTATTTGATGAACATTCTAATCTAACAGCACTTTATAAAAAGACAGAATATTCATTACAGAAGTTAGGAAATGCTGATGAACGAAATCGTGAGTTTAAAATATTCTCTGAAGAATTGAATCAAATACAACACGATGCTGTAAAGATTGGTGGAAAGATTTCCACACAAGAAAGTAGATTAAAACATATTGAATCAGATTTAAAAACAATAGAATCCAATATAACAAGATACTATGAATTGGAAGAAAAAATTGAAAACAATAATAGACTAAATGATGAAATATCTACTTTAACTACTCAAATATCTAATCTACAATTGGAAGCTATAGATATTGATAAACAATATAAAAAAGTTCTTTCCACATTATCAGTAGCTAAAAACCAAAAACAACAAATAGAAGATGATATACAGAAACTTGTTGATATAGAACAAAAGATATTGGATTATGATTTATACTTAATGGCTTTATCCAAAGATGGTGTTCCATATGAATTAATATCAAAAGCTATTCCATCGATTGAAAGAGAAATCAACAATGTATTGGAAAATATGAATGCAGGTTTTCATATTGAATTAGAGATGAAAGATAAAATGATTGATGCCTTTATATGTTATGGTGAGGATAAATGGAATCTTGAATTATCATCGGGTATGGAAAGGTTTGTTTCATCATTAGCAATTAGAATAGGATTAATCAATGTATCAACATGACCTCGTCCTAACTTCATTATTGTAGATGAGGGATTTGGTGCTTTGGATTCAGACAATATTGCTAATATGCAAGGAGCGTTTCAATACTTGAGAACTCAATTTGATTTCACTATGATTATTACTCACTTGGATACGATTAAAGATTATATGGATACATTGATTCCAATTAATGTAAATAATGGATTGAGTAAAGTGGTGATGAATTAGAGTTTTAAAATTCTATCTGTATCTTTTGGTTGGTTTTTAAAGTAGTCAAATAATATTCTTGATATGTTGGCTGATATGGTTAATCCTCTTGACTTACTATCAACAATTAGTTTCTCATCTATTCCATATGAGATTGATATTGACCTTATTTTCTTTTCCATAATAAATTCCTCTATTTAATAATAATTATTAAGAATTATTAAAAATCAAAAATATAAATTAATATTATTTTCTTCTTTGATATTTATATATGAAATATTATATGGAGAAATCAATGGCTTTTCCACCAGAGTTCAGTAGTACTGCGACATATGCAAATCGATATGATTTAGATGAAGCGAGTGTTTTTCTTGAAGGTAATGCAAATAATCCAATGTTTTTTTCAATAGATGGATTACCTGACCAATTATCATTTGGAAAACACTACTTTAATTTATCTATTTTAGATTCAACAAATCAAGATTATGATTTAACACCAAATAGTCGTATATTGTTTGAATTTAAATCAATAAATAATGTCGTGTTGAAATCAGATGTTAGTAATTTAAAACAAAGAAATGGTGTAGCGACTTGTTTTGTTGAAGTATTAAAAGACCCATTAAGAACATTTAAAGAGGTTGAAGATGGTGAAGGTACTTTAACCATTGTTGCAAGTTTACAAAATAAAAGAGGTCGTGGACAAATAATACCTACTGAGTTTAGAAATGCTATAAATTATAGATGTATTTTTCCAATTCAAATAAGAAAAAATTTAATCAATGCTGACTCACCAAGAGTGTTACAATCTAAACACGAATTAAAAACATCATTAGGTAATTTTTCATTTTCAAAAAATAGTGTGACAACTCGTAAAAATTCAATTACTGGAACACTTTATGATGTTAAAGGTATAGCTACTAACATACCAAAAAAAGGTAAGGCGAAGTCATAATGCCAAGTTACGATTTTAGAATATTATTAGAAACCGTTGAAGGTAATAAATCATCTTATTACAGTAGTTCATTTGTTAATACATCTGTTGATAATTTTAGATTAACCTCTACACAAGTTTATCATAGAATTACAGGTTCAGTTTCTGCTTCTTATCAGAATGAAACGATTTTTAGTGGTAGTGACATTAATACAAGTTTCACATTTAAAGATAATAATTTATTAAGTGCTTCATTAAGTGGAAGTGAAGACACTGGTTCAATTGTGTTTACAGCATTGGATTCAGATTATGATAGATTATTAAGATATAAATTCATAGGTGAAAAAGTAACTAATGTTTTAGGATTACCAAGTGACCAGTGGATTTATGTTGACCAAGTTAGATTACCAGTAGATGATGAAGCAAATGTATTTCAAGGTAATGCTAATTTAGGTAATGTAGTTATTACTGATAATTTAACATTTGCAGGTGGTTCTAATGTTAATTCTGATGTTCCAATCCTAATAGATACAGCTTCGGATAGATATATAAAATTCGTAGATGAAAGAGGTATTTCAGAAGTAGCATTACGAATGGGTTATGATGTAGATACAGATATTTATGAAATAACTGGCTCTCCTGATTTTACTTTTAACATTGGTGGGATTAATAACGCAGATATAACAAATATAAGTGGAAACATAACCGCTAGTGGATTTATATTTTCTAAAGATACCGATGGTGGTGATTCTGTAATAACAATAGAAAATACAAATACAGATACTGGAAGTGTAATTGATGGAAACAATAAAGGCGCTGGAGTTGAATTTAAACATTATGATTCTGCGGGAAATAGTAAAAATGCTGGTAAAATTATTGCAAGTAAAGATAATACTTATGCAGCTGGTGGTGTTCCCGGTTCAACAGAGGATTCAAATCTAAAATTCTTTACAGCACTTAATGGAACTGATACTGAGAGATTAAGAATAGATTCCAATGGATTAGCAATATTTACAGGTGATATAAGTGCAAGTGGTAATTTAATCATAGAAGGTAGTATACAGGCTACTCAAATTACTTCATCAATTGTATCATCCTCTATAATATTTTCAAGTGGTTCAAATATATTTGGTGATGCTGATGATGATACTCACACGTTTAATGGCCACATAACCGCAAGTGGAAACATAAGTGCGAGTGGTGATGTAAAAGCTGGAACATTTACGGCTGTTGGTAATATTAACGCAAACGGAAACATTGTTGGAGATGATGGAACGAATATAACAAATATTGCTAACATATCACTAGATACAATAACAGCTGATGCTAATGGAAATACACAAATTGGTGTTGGTAATACTTCAATAGGTTTTGATGTAGATGGTGAAACAAGACTAACACTTGGTACTACTAAAATTACAGTGGGTGACACTGTTACAGAAGGTTTGTTTGTTGATTCACACATAACCGCAAGTGGAAACATAAGTTCAAGTGGAATAATTACTGGTGAGGGATTAGTTATAAGTGATGACGCTGAAATTGCAGATGATTTGACTGTTAAAGGAACATTACATATAACAAGTTCTACTGACCCTAATTTAATTTTAGAAGACCCAAATGGTTCTAATGTATTAAGATTTAGAAGAACCGACCAAAATAAAAACTTTGACATATCAATGCAAGGAAATGATTTAAGAATTATTTCTACTGATGATGATGGTTCACAAAATGTATTAATAGGTGTTAACGCTGGTGGAACTCCAAGAGACAATAGGTTGGGTTTAGGTGTACCAAATCCTACTGAGAGATTATCTGTATTTGGTAATGTTTCAATAAGTGGTTCAGGAATGGGCCACATAACCGCAAGTGGAAATATAAGTGCAAGTGGAACAATCATAGCAGAACAACTAACAACTTCAGATGACTTAACCGTTGGTGATGATATATTTCTCTCTGATAGTATAGTACATAGTGGTGATACTGATACCAACATAGCATTTTCAACTGACCAAATAACTTTTAAAGCTGGTGATGTTGAAATGATTAGACTTGTAGAGGGTTCTAATGATTCTGTTGTTATTAATGATTTAAGTGCTGATGTGGATTTTAGAGTTGAATCCAATAATAATGTGAATATGTTAAAGGTAGATGGTGGAACTGATAAAGTTGGTATTGGAACTGGAGTACCAAATTCAGAATTAACTATACACGGTAGTTTAGATACAAGTGGTTCAGCTGGTCACATAACCGCAAGTGGAAACATAAGTTCAAGTCTAACTGGTTCATTTGGAAGAGTTGGTATAGGTACTGCAAGTCCTGAAGAAGCACTTGATATTACAGACACTTCTAACAACCATCAATTACAATTAACTGCTGCTACAAATATGAACTCAGGAATTAAATTTTCAGATGGTACAGATGCAGATGCAGGTAGTATATACTATTATCACACTGATAAAAGAATGAGATTTTGGACAGACAATACTGAACAAATGAATATATTGGCTAATGGTAATGTTGGTATTGGAACAACAAGTCCAATAGCACCACTGCATGTTTCCACAACAAATACAGATACGGATAATAATTTAGGTGATTTAACCAATCCAAGAGCAGGTATACTTATTAATAATTTAAGTACAGATGCAAATACATATGCAGCTATAGATTTTAGAGCAGGTACACACGATGCTAGAATAGCTGTTACAAATGGTGGAACTAATGTTGGTAATATGAACTTTATAGTTGATAATGGTAATTCTCCGATTGTAGGAATGGCTTTAACTTCATTAGGTAAAGTAGGTATAGGTACTACAAGTCCAAGTGCTCCATTAGAAGTATCGGGTAGTGGTATCACAATTCATAATGGAGGTACAGACGGAGTTTTAAAAATACAAAGATTTAGTGGTGATATTGGACAATTGTCTGCTGCAAACACAAGACTTACATTAAGAGCTTTAAGTAATAAAAATATATCAATTGAAGATGATGCAGGTAATGTTGGTGTTTTTGTAAAAGATGGTGGAAAAGTTGGTATTGGTGCAGATACAACTCCAACAGTAGCATTACAAGTAACAGGTGATATAAGTGCAAGTGGTGTAATAGAAGCACAAAGTCACATAAGTACAAGTGGTGATTTAAGATTAATAGGTGGTGCTAATGATATTATATTTGGAGAACCAGGTGATACGACAAGTCAAAACTATGGTATTAAAACAGATGGTAATTTATTCCTTGATATAGATAAAGATAATGATAACACAGGTAATTTTTTCCAATTTAGAAGTAATCAAGCCAGTACAAATATAATGAGAATGAAAGATACTGGTGAGGTTGGTATCGGAACAACTGCTCCAACAAAAGAATTAGAAGTAGCTGGTGACATAAGTGCAAGTGGTGATATATATGGAGATGAATTATTTTCAAAAGGATATGGTAGTGGTTATCAAATACACATAGATGGTAACGATGGTAGTGGTCCACAAATATTATTTGGAACATATAATGACTCCGACAACTTTATGAGGTTTGGTGCTTTTGGTGGAAAAAATCAAATAGATACAAAAACAAGAGACTTCCATTTATTTGGTTCAAATACAACCACTGGATTTTTCTTTGATGAGAGTTTAGGTAACTTTGGTATTAAAACATTAGTACCATCAGCTAGTTTAGATGTAAATGGTAATCTTCAAGTTCAATCACACATAACCGCAAGTGGAAACATAAGTGCTAGTGGTAATATATTTGGACACTCAGCTTCATTTGATTCAAGAGTTGGTATTGGAGTAAAAGACCCTGATGCTAAACTTGAAATTGTATCAGATGGTGATAGTAGTGCTACAAAAGCATTAGAAATAAAAGATAGTGGAGGAGAAAATTTATTTTATGTAAGAGATGATGGTGTTACAAGTGTAACTCACGGATATTTATTTGTCCAAGCTTCTGCTGGTGCATTCATTACAGGTAAAACAAATGCAAGGGGTGGTGTTACAGATGACCAGGGTGCTTTAGGATTAGGTTCAAGTGGTGATGTGGATGATATGGTAATATCAAGTAGTAATGTTGGTATTGGAACAACAACTCCAGATGAAAAATTAGAAGTTGTTGGAAACATAAGTGCAAGTGGAACTGGTTCATTTGGAATGGTTGGTATCAATACAGCAAGTCCAGCAGCTGATTTACACATCAATGATAGTGGGGGTGAGGCAACATTATTATTAACAGGTCCAGGCAGTAATCCAGCAAATGCAGCTAGTCTTAGATTTTCAGAACAATCAGATGGTAACAACTATGTAGAACTTAAATACGATGGTAGTGCTAATATTTTATCATTTGATAGTAATAATCAAAATGATATGTTGAGTATTGATAGAAGTAATAATAGAGTATTTACAGGCACTTCGACAAAATTAGGTGTGGGAACATCAAGTCCAACATTAGGAAGATTACATATATCAGGTTCAGGAGATGCTAATAATAGATACGCTGCTTTATTCCAAACCACAGGTTCAATAAGTTATTTAAAGTTTGCGGATAGTACAACTGGAGTTGCAGCTGGTGACGGATTTGATATAGGTGCTAATAGTTCAACTGCCTATTTAATAAATAGAGAAAACGCTGCTATGATATTCTCTACCAACAATACTGAAAGAGTAAGAATTTTAGCAGGTGGAAATGTTGGTATTGGAACAACAAGTCCAACAAAACCATTAACCGTTGAAGGTGACATAAGTGCAAGTGGTAATTTAAACATACAAGGTTCAATAACCGCTACATCGATAACATCTTCTTTTGTAACTTCCTCTGTGGTTTTAACAGAAGGTTCAACTCAATTTGGAGATGCTTCAACGGATACTCATACATTTATCGGTAACATAACCGCAAGTGGAAACATAAGTTGTAGTGGTATTATAAGAGTAAATGAAATTAGAGATAATTTTAATTCAAGTCATTTAACTATTAGACCTGATGGTAATTTAAATTTAGGAACAGCGGCTTCAGATGAAATTAACATTGGAAGACAAAGTGGAACTTGTGATATAAATATCTATGCAAATACTTCAACGGTAGCTGCGAGATTTGTAACAAGTACAATAACTTTTAATCATCCAATAACTGCAAGTGGAAACATAAGTGCAAGTGGAGAAATAGCAGGCCTAAGTTTAGATATAAATGGAACATCAAATTTTGCTGATGATATTACAATAGCTGGAGGTAAAAAAATAAAAGTAACTCCTGGAAGTGATGCTACTGGTTCAATACTTTCATTGGCTAATGACCAAGATGTTTTATTCTCATCACAAAACGATAGTGCTGGTGGTGACCCACAACAATTTGTTTTAAAACATAATTTAGGTGATACTGAATTAATTAATAGAAGAGGTGATTTAATTTTATCAGCTTCAACTGATAGAGTTGGTGTAGGAACAAATGCTCCAACATACGCATTGCATGTATCAGGTTCAGAATTAAGATTACAAAAAGCTGGAAATGATGCTATCATAACATCAAGAACTGATGGAGCAGGAGCTTACTTTATAGCTGACTCACAAAATGCAAATTATGCTGGATTCCAAATCAATCATGGTGGAAGTGGTGCGTGGTTTCTTGGTGGATATAATTCAGCTGATTTTAATATTGTTGATGGTAATCGTAATGGTGGTTTCAAACAATTCGTTGTAGAAAACTCAACTGGTAATGTATCAATACAAACAGGTAGTTTAAATTTGGTAGGACAAGCTGGTGGTCACATAACTGCAAGTGGTAATTATAGTGGTTCTGCAGCTTCAACTTTTAGAATTGGTGGAAAACTAATTGCAGGTTCTAAATCATTTGTAATTCCGAGACCAGATGGTGGTATGTTAGAATATGGTGTTTTAGAAGGACAACAAAATGATGTATTTTTCAGAGGTGAATTAAAAGGTGATAATGTTATTCACTTACCGAAAGAATGGGAATGGTTAGTTGATGAAAATACAATTACAGTTCAATTAACAAGTATTGGAAAACACCAAGAATTGTTTGTTAAAGAAATTAAAGATAATAAAATATTTATAGATATAAATGGTATGTTTAAAACAAAACAAGATATACATTGTTATCATATCATACACGGAACAAGAAAAGATATAGAATTAATAAGGAATTATCAATGATAATAAAAATAAATTATAATAAATCAACAAAACAAATAGTGGTTTCAAATGATAATAAACAAATATTATTATCAGTAACGGATTCTACAATTATTGATACTGATGATGAGTTATCATTTGAAATAGCAGGTGATTTATCATCATTTCAAGATATGTTAACACCAAACCCAATGGATGAGATGGAATAATGGCAGCTTTAACATCAGCACAATCAGGTAATTTTACAGCGTCAGCGACTTGGGGTGGTTCAACACCTGCAGATGGTGATACTTTCACTATTGCAGCTGGACATAGTGTTACTTCAAGTACAGTAGATATGCCAACAAATGGATATGGTGATATAACTATTAATGGTTGTTGGTCTTTACAAAGTGGAAGTCAATTTAAACTTAATGGTAGGGCTACGGTTTTTGGTGGTGAATCAAATTATTTTACAGAAGGTGAATCCGATTCAGCTGGTAAGTTTGAAATGAAAGCAGATACTGAGTTAGTTTTAAAAGGAACAAATTCAGAACAACATGCTATATGGTGTGAAACACAAACACGAACTCAAGTTATTTGTGAAGGTACGGATAAAGCTTTAACTACAGTTATAAGTTGTTCAAATTATATTGATTATAATCAAGATTTTTTACCTGTAGCTACAGCTTCTAATTTTGTAGAGGGTGATTGGATTTCTGTGTATTCAAGATTTACAGGATATAAACATAGTGACGATGAGAGTTTTATAGTTCATGATACTGATACAACAACAGGTGCAAACAAAATTTATTATAGACAATTCGTATCTCCAACTGCTACAATTCAAGGATTCAAAGGTTTAAGAACAATAGTGGTGGATAACGCTAAGGTATTTAGAGCTGGATATAAAATAATATTCGGAACAGGTGATAATAGAAATGTAGTATCAATAGTTGGAATTAATTTTAATTTAAATGAAATTGTAGTTGACGCTAATGTAACATCAGCAACAGCTTTAGTAAATTTAATAGGTTTGACAATTTACCAAACAGGAAATGAAAGAAGACATTTAAACGGACACGGAAAAGATTTACTTACGGATACTTCACCAGCGACAAACCAACTTTTTGCTGCAAGTGGTTCACAAGTTAGAAGAAATGC